CACCACCAATATTGACTGTTATATCATTGCCTAGAGTGCTAAAGCCGGGCATGTTGCTTAGTTGGTCAGATAGACTGCTCATCACTGTACTAACGTTGGCTGCAGTTGCTGCAGACGTACCTTCAGTATCGTTCCATGAACCCGGTATATTAGAGGTGCTTACAAACCTTATCCAGTAAAAATATGTTTGAGCATAGCCAACATCATCTGAGTAGACTTGACCCCCAGCAGTAGATATAAGTTCTGCGCCTGCTAAGTTATTATCTTGTGATCTCCATATTTCTGTAAAAGCGTGGTTGCCATAGGAAGGAAGATTCCATTTAAGAATGATACTGGTAAATGCGCCTGCTGCTGTTAGCCCAGTTGGGTTAGGCGGTACGGTAAGGTCTCCCGGGTCTTCGTCTGGTGGTTTTATACCGTCAGACACACCGACTGCACTGTTTGTTACTTTTACAACATTACCATCTTTTAATTCTCTTAGAGTGACTGCTCTATCTAAAGGGTCTCCACGTAGCCCCAATCTAATTTCTAATGCTTGTTTTAAATCTTCTAGGGCTAGTTTTAGTTCTCTTTCTGTCTTAGGAGGTATATTTTTTAAACCGGGAAGTTTAGTTTTGTTAGGCATTATACTTCCTTAAGCTCTGCTATAGAATCTCCTAAAACTACTTCGTTTACAACTTTTGTACTTATTACTTCGAAAGCATAAGTATCGTTAATACTAGAGGGGAGTCGTACCAAAGGAGTAGTTATATCAGTTGCACTAAAACTAGGAGTGGTTCCTGTTACACTAAATATATTTCCGTTTGTGGCTATAGTAGCGTCATAAATAACACTACCATCTCCATATACTTTTAGTCTTACTGGATAGTCTTCAGCATCTACTTTTGCAAAACCAAAGCTTGTAGGTTTAGGTAAGACAAACTCTTTTGATTTCCAGTTGTAACTAAGATCAGTGCCACTACCTTGAAACTTCTGTAACTTGTTTCCTATTATTAAATATACTTCATTGTCATCAGGGTCTGTAAACCCACCCTGTATTTCGTTGGATGCGCTGAGGTTGGTAAGAGCACTAGTTCCTGCACGTCCATCGTATATAAATCCACCATAACCAGAACCAGTGTTAAAGAAACCTAAATATCGTCCTTGCCAATAAAAACCTTTTATTGTGCTGGGGTAATAGTTAGCCTGCCATTGTGCAGGGGTTATAAGGGCTTCTGTAAGATTTTGCACTTGTGCTCCTTGCGCAGCCATCAGACCATCAGGCCCTGCAAAAACTACTACTTCTCCACCGTCTACCATAGACTCTCTAGATAAACAGGCTTCAGCAGTTTCTATCTTTATAGCTACCATAGCAGAAGGATCACTACCTGTTACTAAGTATGGGGTGCTCTCTGTGCCTACTATAAGACCGTTAGAGGTGGCTTTCATACTGACTATCTGTTCTTCTATACCTATTCTGTAATCAGCAGGCCAAGCATGTGGTTGATATGGAAAACTAAAACATATTCTATTGCCAGTAAACCCAGCAAATATACCATTTTGCAAAGCTATAAGACCTTTCATAGGCCCGTCAGGATATAAAGAAGTGTCATCATCTGGTGGGGCAATCCAAGTAGTAGAAGGTATAACCTCAGCCAATTCACTATTTTTAGATGAATCTGTAAAGCTAGTATCTGACATAGCCACTTCACCTACAAACTGAAACTCAGTTGTATTAGAACCAGTGTTTGATCTGTAAATACGTTTCTTTGCTCCTGTACCAAAGTTTACATTTGATTTACTAGTGCTAGTTTCTAGGTTAGTTATATTGACAGTCATGTTGTCATCTGTAGTTATGACTGTAGAGGCCGCAGAAGGTGGCCCTTCTTCTCCATAAGCAGATACAAAGGTGTAAACATAAGAAGTGTCGTAGTCTAATTGTGCCTCAGAGTTAGCACCAAACTTTGCTCCATTCGCTGAACTAGAACTGTTACCAGAACCTGTAGCAGCTTGTGATAACTCTACTGTTAAAGTGCTAGTGCTAGGTACAGTTTTAATTCTATATGTACCATTTATATTCTCTGCGTCCACGCCTTGGGTAGTAGCAAATCCAACTAACTCTACGTATTCTCCTACAGAAGCAGAGTGAGCAGTTGCTGAACCACTACTGTTTGTCGTAACAGTTATAGTAGAACTGTTAGCAGTAAAAGTTATAACAGCATCAAACGATCTTTCTGCTACAGCTGCTACAGTTGGGGCAGACGTAGGAGCAGGTATACCTAGTCTAAAACCAGAGTTTGGGTATACACTACCTGAGATAACATCTGAAAACCTACCCATCTTTGGGAATGCCTGACCTGACCAGTATACGGTCTTGTTCGTATCCCCGGGGATAGGGCTACGCACGACATCAACTAATTCATCGAATTGTAGCCAACGCTCAGGACTGTCTGTGTATTTAAATACACTTTTTCTATTGCTGTTGCTTAAGGTTAAATGATCAGAGTTTTGTTTGATGGGCACTATGCGCCCACTTTCTAGGTTTACATCACTTGCGGTAGTAGCTAATGTATCGTTTAACAAACGAGGTGAAGACTTGGGAGCAAGACCTCCAAACTGATTTAGCTTTATAACCGCCATCTACTTTCCCGTGTGTAACACTGACTTTTGTAGTTCTATACTCCTTCTTCCTACTTGTCCAAACCATCTACTGTCTTCCATTTCAGTAGCCATTTTTTCCCAATCGTGGGTTCTGCATGCTTCTAGCATGTTTTTAAACTTAGATAACCTCGTGCCACCTAAATTAAAACACATGTTAACAAGCACGTGTTGTATGTTTTCGGGCAAACTGTAGAATGCCTCATCAGTACCAAACACGTGTATTGCTTCTGCTAAGTGTTTATCAAAGTCGTCTGCAAAGTACATATCTACTACTTCTTGACTTACTTCAGTACCAATCTCCCAGTCATACTCTGGGTCACTAGGTTGGCATAAATGCCCAACTCCTAGTGTTTTATAGCCTAAGCTATCTTTATATATTTCTAAAACCTCACCTTCATGACGTTTTATCTCTTCTTTGCATTGCTCTATGTTCATATCCCCTCCTAGGAAAAGATTCGATCTACACCACTCATACCTATGATGAGTACGTAAAGACCGACGATATATTTAGTATACTTTGCGTCCATTGCATCGAACTTGGCATCGCCTTTATCTAGTCTTTTTTCTATATTAACAACTTGGCTTTCTACCTTTGCTAATGTTTCTTTTGTTGTAGCCATAGTCAGATTATAAGCCAAACAAGGCTGTAATCCCAAATGATACTCCCATAAACATAAGCAGTATTTTGACTGGTAGCAAGAATATAAAGAACACTCTAGCTATCTTACGTTTAGTGGATATCTCTGACCAAGGTGGTAATTTTTTTAAATTTATCATGATGTAAATAATTGAAATGCAAACTCACTAGAGTTTGACAATGGATCAGTTATGCCTCCAAAAGCACTTATTAAAATAGAAAACCTGACTATTGTAGCAGCTCCACTACCCGTTGAGGTTCTAGAGAAGCTACCACTTGGGCTGTCCGTAAAACCTGCGATAGTTAATTCTGTAGTAACAAATGCGTTACTTGTTAGTGTCATCCTTCTTATTCTACACTTATTAAGGTCAGTTGTTTGTAAACTAGAAGCTCCACTGCCTTGAAATAATATGTCAAAACTACCGCCCCCTAATGTATTTATAAGAGTGCCAACACCAACCAAAGTTATGTTACTGCCTAAATCTCCTACACCCTGATAAGAAACGCCAAAAAAACTATTACTTTTTGCTGAGAAAGAACCTAAATAATTCGAGTAATTGTTATTAGTCACTACACCCGCGGCTGCTCCTGTAAAAGCGCCACGCAAAGTATTAGTTGTTGAGGACTTAGTGCTACTAGTGCTATAACTAGTTGCACCTGCTTTAAGTATAATTGTGTCGTCAAAGTCTAAAACTTGTGCTGGACTACTAGCAGTGTTTACACCAGCAAGACCACCGTTCGAGGTACATACCATACGAAAAAACTCACCCATGGTCACATTAGAAGCACTTCTGGTGCTCGTGCCTCTGTCTGGTGAACCAAAAGCATTTCTTATTTCATTAAAGCTTATAGCACCGCCTTTAACTACTTGTCCCATTATTTTAAATCCATAGAGTATTTTTTAAACGTGTTCTCATATTCGCCATAGTCTATTGTAACCTCTCCTAGGTACTGAAGACTAGACCAATCCATCTTCATATCAGGCCAAGGGGCAAAATGATTTTTGTATGCTTCGAAGGTATGTATGATTGGTGAGGTTAGTTCTAAATAACTAAAAGCCTTAGTACAACCTAAACTTTTCCAATGTGTTGCTCTACTGTTGTGATATTCAGGGTCACGCATAAAAGCTCTGGTGCCTTCTTTATCGTCGCGTACAAACGTTTGGCAAAGGTGTATTTCTTCTGGTTTATCAGGGTCCATAATTTCTAATAACCCTATAACAACTAAATGGTCATCTATGTAAGTAGCAGAGACATGCCTATGTTCTTGCACAGCATAGCCGTAAGTCTGGTGATAAACGTAATTTGCATAGTTTTCATCAGTCGCAGAACTCTTTTCTTCCTCTGATAAAAAAGGAAAAGTAAGACTACCTTGTTCTATGTAGGGTTTTGACCCTGCCCACATGCTAGCTAGAGTACCGTCATCATACAAAATATCTATTTCAGCTGGTGTTAAAGATTTAGTTTCGTACATGTTTACAGTATATCACCCGGATATCTACTAGACCATATTGTAAGACTGTACTTTGTGCCACTTATTAGGTCTACACATTCGTGCGGGTGCGTGACTGCGCCCGGGAACAAAAGCAGTTTACCTGCAGGTATGTTTATATTACTAACATCTTGTCTAGGAAACACTAGTTCTCCTCCTACATAATCATCATTGAGTTTTACAGACCCTGTAACATAAGAAGCGTCGTGGTGTAGAGCAAGTTTAGTTTGAGAAGAAGTGTCATACTTAAGTACAAAAGCATCTCTTAGCCCGTACATTTCTAAGGGCTTCCAATACTTTTCTACTATTGGTTTTACATATTCGTCCCAATGCGCACATAGGTCGTCCCAAAGATTTATTTCTTTTAGTCTTAGTTCTTGCGCAGGAAACTTGTCATAATCTAAACTTTTCCAATCATTATGTGCGTTAGCTATGTCAATCATATTTTGACATTGCCTTGGCGACATAAAATCTACCATTATCATGTCTTTCTCTAATTGTTCATAGCCACCTAAGTTAGGTAAAAACCAAGGTGTTTTTGAGTTATACATATCGTCATACAGTTTTTCGAACGTTTCTTTTGCATCATCTCCACCATTGCCGTGGTAAATACAAGGACAACAAATACCATTATTTAACTGACCATTTATGATCTGAGTGTTAGGTTCGTGCGTTTGAAATATGTACCCTTCTGTATCTAACACGATATCATACAGCCCCTCTAGATATGCTTTTTGGTAAAACAATTGATCGTCGCCATCATCTGCTACAGTGTCTGCTTCTAGTATCGTGCGAAGTTCGCCTACCTCTGCTATGAACGTACCTGAGTTCAAGAACCTGTAAGGTGTATCTACTTTAGGAAACTGCTCTGCAATACTTGGATCAGGCCAGCACGTGGCTTCTGCAGAGAATACAATCTTTTTACCAAAGCTTTCGTAACGTTCTTTTATGGTATTTAAATTATCCGCATAGAAAACGTCATACGCATCTGTAAAAAGTATAGTGTCCGTGTCTGGGTAATCAGAAAGGTGTTCTTTCAGTATGTTTACCTTCATACCACCACCGGGGCCTGTCATGTCTGTGCCTTTCCAATCTACACCAAAACCCCAGTTGTTGATTGCTACTCCGTGTTTAGAAGCAGATTGATACAACCTTTTCATTTTGTTGATATCTGTTCCTATAGTTACTACGTGCATCATGTTTTTTCTCCTAATATCAGAGGCTAGTATATCAACACTAGCTTGGTTACAGGCATCTTTCTGTAATGCTACAGGTATAAACTCACCAGATTGTATAAGTTCTGGTAAGTATTCATCTACAGGTATGATGCCTTTCATAATATCTGTAGCTAATAATTTTTTAGCTCCCTTAGGAGACAGTACATATGCTGTCATATTGTAGGGATACCAAGGTCTTTCTAACTTGTCATCTATATAAACTGTTTTGTCAGGTTCATTTTCATTGCGTTGTAGGTAAACAAAATCCCAGTAGTTACTTAGGTATTCGTAGTATTCTTCATCCCACGTGTCATTAATGATTGCATCGTCCTCCATAACTATGACACTTTCTTGTTTATCTAAACAGTATTGCCAAGCTTTTCTATGTGAAAGAAAACAAGCTACTTCTGCTTTTGTTATTGGTCTGTTAAGAAAAGGGTCTACCCAACCTTCTCTAGTTGGGTACATAGACAAATCCTCTGACTCTCCATCTACTGCTGTTATAAACTTTACTTCAGGTAACTTATTTTTTTCTGTAAAGTATTCTTTCCTGTCTGTTCTTCTTTCTAAATTTATTACAAGTTTTATCATCTAAACTTTGGCCCTTCTATCCAAGCAACCAAAGACTTACGTGTACCTTTTGTTACAGGTTTTACTGTATGCCTAAGAAAAGAAGGAAAACAAAGCACTGTGCCACGTTGTTTTAGGTCTATTGAATTGGGTTGTTCGTATTGGCTTTCTAGTAAAAACTCTCCACCCTCATAGTCTGCAGGATCGCTTAGTTGAATAATTGTACTTATCTTTCTATCGTATGTGTTTTCTCCTGCCCAAAAGGTATCGTAGTGC